TACTGACTTTTGGCGACGAACCTTGAGTTCAGCATCCGTTTCCTCATTAAGACCCAGTGATGTATATGTGGTTGGGTTGTTAACTGTAGAAACACCAATAACAACTGTTACTGGAATTGTAATCGTGTTTGGAATGGTAAGAGTAGCACCTGGATTCTGTGCTCTAAATGCATAAACATAGGTGCCTGCAACAGAAGGGGTTTGAGTTGTTTCGAGATACCATTTATTACCTGCGGCATCTTGAATCGTGTAAGGATTGGTTGGGTATAAATCTAGCCCTTGGAGCGTTACAGAGTTGGTTGTAGTTACTGTAATGTTGGTGATTGTGTAGGTTCCAGCTTTTCTTTGGATACCGTTAATCGCTACACGTTGGTCGAGAACCTTGCCAAAAGCATAGTCTGGGTCAAAATTGTTATAAATTTGGGTTAATAAATCTTCCAAATCCAAAACTGATTGAACGAAAATATTAAGCATCTGCCCATCTGGAGTAGATGAATCAAGATTAATGTCTGCACCGTAAATAGTTTGAAAAGCGGTTTTTAATTCTGTAAGCAATTCATCGGCTGTCTTTGTGACTAACCCTGTGCTTGTGATTTGATTTGGCATTAAAACCCCCCTACAGTCAGTGAACCACCTAAGTTCTTTGAAATAGAGTAAACTGTGACAACTTGATACACAATCGTAACTTTTCTACTCGTGTCTAATGTCACTGAAAGTTGAGCTAATCCAGTAACTCCGTCAGTGTTAAGAATGATCGTAGTAATTGCTAACTCAATAGCAATTTGACTCTTAGCTCCGAGCAAGTTCCACCAATCAATCCCAAAGTTAGCATCGAAAAAACAATCGCCAACAAATGAGTTGAGTCTAGTGTTGATGTTTTGAACTATTGCGTCATTGTTTGATTTATAGCTGTTGCGTCCTTTGCCAAAAGTCCAATCATGATTTCCATCAAGTGCTCTTACGATCATAGTTTACTCCAGTAAATTTCCAATTTTTGTTGATAATGCGGAAAGTTTTGTCGTAATTGCCGGATTAATTGGTGATGGCCCACCAGGAGAACCAGTCACAGCAATGAGTGGTGATGTATTAAGTGCAGAAATAAGATCATCAAGAATGTCTTTTAATGATGTTAGATTGTTCGCTATCTTCAAATGAGTTTCGCTAATCCCAACATAGGTATCTCCATTTTTGAGTACAACTTTGTCAGTATCATATCCTGCAATTGATTTTTTATAGTGCTTTAAACCAACAAGAGCGATCCCATCTGAAAGGCTGTGAAGTCTTGGAGTGTTTGGTGGCTGAACAGTTGCAGACGTTAGCCATGTATCCAAATCCCTATCATTAAAAAGGATAAGGCAATCATCACCATGTTTGATTGGAAATGTAAGATTGGCGTTTCCACCGCTCAAAATTACGATCGGTACATTAATTAGCGTTGGGTATGGAACTGGTTTTGCAGAATAGGTTCCATCATTGTTTCTTGAAACAAACTCTCTTTGGTAATTTAACGTCACAGTACAGGTTTGCTTTGCCGAGTTAAAATCTTGAATCTGCCCAATAGCATGGCAGTTTAACTTTAGATTAATTGCCCTTGCGTGTTCGTTTAATATGTCTGTTAAGCTGGCATCTGTAATCGGTTTATTATTATCGTATGGCGTAGGTGTATATTGATTACTCATAAACCAAATCCTTTATAAAGGGTATTAATCACTTCATTTGATAATGTTAATTTAGTTGTAGCAGTACCAGCCAATGTTGGTGAAATCATTCCTGAATGAGCTATTCCAATTACTTTATAATCACCATTAAAAGACGGCACAACGAGATGGAATTGAGGATTGTTGTTATTGTCTGCCGTTGTTGACTCAAGATTAATCTTTTGGCAGATCAAAACCCTTGGTTCCATTACAAGTTCAACTTCTACATAAGCCTGTTGAAGTCTTGGAGTGTTCAATAATCCTGTCTCAGAAGAGAGATAATCAAAAACGCCCTCAATAGCTGAGTTTTGATTAATCACATAAATTTTATTTGAATCAATAAAACAAATATTTCCACAAATTTCTGTCAATATCTCCATTGGAGGCCCATCTAGCACAGAACCTTTTGGGAAAAATCCATCTACTTGACCAATTAATGAACCTTCAATAAGACCATCATCTGTTAATTGTTTAACAATACCATCGACTACAGATTGTTTTGTTTCTCCATCTGCATAAGTATATGTGATTCTTGTAGTAGAATAAACAAGACCATTATCTCTGGCCGTAATATGAGTTATGAAATTAACTCCTTGTCGCTCTGACCAACAAGTATCTAAAGTTCCATCGAAGATGGTTGAAAGCTGATCACCATATCCAACCTTTAGTGTAATTCTTCTACTTACATCAAAGTCATTTGTGTCTTTTCTTAAATTACTTCTTGTCTTAGTTGCAAGATTGTAAATATTTAAAGTTAATGTATTTGCAGATGCGTATGCTTGTCGATGCGCAGCGAAATCAATAGAATACGGCAATGCAAAGTATTGAACTTCTCCGTCCAATCCAGTGATTGTTAATTCGTATGTCCTATTAAATTTAATCATATTTGTAATGTCGATTTATACTGTAAACACTCATCTTTATTTAGGATGTACATATTACATCTTTTTAATACAAAATCTTCTTGTTGAGTTGGTTCTCCATTTGCAACGGTTGTAAACATAAAACCAAATGGTAATTGATTTATATATTGATGCAAAAGATTTGGAGATGTGCAGATTCTCATTCCAGTTATGACGAAATCACCATATTTAATTTGCTTAAAAAACCAACCACTTTGAAGAGGTACATATTCCATTTCAATGGTTACTTTAGTTCCTTCTGGAGTAGTTAATGTTTGAATTTGTCTGGCATCTGATGAAATGCTGGTAACAGAATACATTATCCGGTACTCCCCATATGTTTAAATTGGTCTAACGCATTAATAACAGATTCATTTGCGGCATTAGTTCCAAGATTAACTAAAGATGAAAATTTTGCAGCAGCTCTTTCTTGTAGAACCTGCTGATAAGTTTTACTTTGAACAAAATTGATTTGTTTAAATTGTATTTCAAAATCAGTAATCATTCTTGTATCTGCGCTTTGAATTGCTCTTAGGCTTTTAATCGCCATGTTATCAAGAATCAACCAAGGTGTTTGAATAGTAAAAAGAACCCTTTGTTGATAAGCCTGATAAAACTTTGAAAAAGCCTTTTGTTGTTTGTTTAGATATTCTTTATTAAAAGCAAAATCATAAGTTTGTTCAATTGCATCTGATGTATTTGCTAAAACTTCTGCTGCCAAAATAGCTTCATTAATCACAAGCAATGCTGCTGCACTAACTTCTGGCACATAAGGGCTTAATGTTTTGAGTTTTGATTGCGCTATAGTGGCAAAATTATTTGCGTTATTAATTATTTGGCTATCAGGATTGTAGAAAAAATCTTTTAATTCCCCAACAAATCCTTGAACAGATACAACTACTGGTTTTACAGAGATTTGATCGCTAACTGTTTTGTTATTTTCAACAAAATGATCTGTAATATCAGATTCAAGAGTTAATGAGTTTTCACCTTCATAATCAAAAAGAAAACCTTGCTGAGTTGATTTTTGTTTATCAACTCCAGCAGGAATTGGAACTGGTTGTTGATAATAACCAATATTGGTCTGAGGATTGATCAAAATTAGATTTGATGCAGAAGTAATACCAGTTGTAATAGCAGATATATTTTTAGGTATTTGCATTACTTAGTTTGTCCTTGTTTAGCATTAATCATAGCGCCAGTGTTTTTATCTTGTAAAATTCTATGAACTTCTCTAGCAGCAGCTTTTGGGTCTGTTGAGCTGATTTCAAAATTATTGTTATTCACAACAGAACTTGGAGTTTGTGATTCCTTTAATCTATTATTAACAATGTCCATATAATTAGGTTTGTTGCTCGGCTGTGGAAAAGCATTCCAAGCACTTTTTCCAGCAGCTTTTATTGCTTCATTTCCGTAAATACCAAGACCACTTGCTGCTTCTGATAATCCGCCCAACCCCTTCATTAAGGTTTTTAATAAACCTTCTTTTTTTACTGAATCTACTGTTGAGATTAATCCATCTACAACTAACTTTAATCCATCAAAAATCATTTGCACTAATTCTAATGCACCTGATTTGTCTGCCAAAGTTCCGAGCAAAGCAAATAAATCTACAAATTTTACAAGGATGTCATAAATTTTATTTAATGCTTTATCTACATTTGGGCCGCTAAGTAATTTTGCAATCTTTACTTCAAGGTCATATTTTCTTTTTTCGATTAATGCATTAGTTGCAGCAGAAGCACTGAATGCACCCTTAGACATAGCCGGAATGATCTTGCTAAAATCACCAGTAAAACGACCCATACCCTGAGCAAATCTTGAAGATAATCCAATATCACTCATCAATGCAGTTCTTAGAGATGGGTCACGCTCTAATTGCTTCATTAATTGTGGCAATTTTTGAACAAAGTCTTTTGTATCTTTTAATTGAGAAAAATTAGTACCAACCATTGCCAATGCAAGTCTCATTGATTCTGGAACGGCTTTCCCCCTTCTGATGTCGGTCATTACTCTTTCAATTTGAATTAAGTTTGCTTTTGTCTCATCAGCACTGACATTTACTCCAAGCAATCCCTGTTGAAATTGCTGTAAAGCAAGAGCACCCATTCCAAATGATTCGTCGAATACTTTTAAAGATGCACCAAGATTGCTAAAGGAAGTGGTTTGGCCTTCCCATTGCATAGCCATGTCTTTTAGATTTCTTGTAGCTTCTAGTGATGATTGTGCAAGTTTACCAAGGGTAGAGTTTGCCATCTCTAGCCCTTTTGTCAGCTTATCTGCTCCAACTAATCCTAGTTCTACAAATAATTCTCCAGCGATCATGATCTATTCAACTCCATAAAAGTTCCTTCGTAATCACTACAGAAATTTTCATAAGCTAATGCTTGAATAACTTCTCTAGCATCTAGGTTTTTCACTTCCAAAAGAGAGCCGTATCCAGATTTTACGAGTTTGAAATAAATAAGAAGATTATCTTCTTGAACCTCTATGCTTGGCTCGATGTAGTCTTTTTGAAGACTTCCCCGAACTGTGCAGAGAGGCTTTTCATAAAAGGGAGCAAATTTTCTTTTGCAACCTCAAACATAACTGGAATGTAGTCCTCTCTTGCTTCAATAGGCTCAAAAGTGTCTTCTGTGATTTTCAATCCATTGTAAGTTGCCTTTTTGCAACATTCCCAAATGCATTTTTCAATCTTTTTTGAAGACATTCCTGTGCAGAACAAGTCTTTAAAAAATCCAATATTAATCTCAGTTGAATATTGAATGTTAAGACCTTTTAGCTCATCGGTGACAGCTTGAAATAGTTCCTTCGATACTGCGAAAGAAGAAACCGAAATTTTCAATGTTGCACCACTTGGTAATACTACTTCTGTCATTTTCTACCTCTTAGGTTATAGCGCGTGTCGCATTACTGAATTTCAATTTGTACTCGGATACAGATTGTCCAGTATCACCCTCGACGTTAGATTTAGCGCCTACTTTTTTCAAGAAGATACCACCAGAAGTAAGATAAATGTCAGCAGAAATATTACCTTTACCGTCACCGATTTGCTTGATGAACTCACCAATCATAAGTGTAGTTCCTGCAAAGTTAGCTTCTTGGTTTACAAGAAGGTTATTCAAGAACTTATCATCAGCAGAACCACGAATAACTCTCAAAGTTAATTCAGAGTTCTTACCAGTCTCATTGAGAGCATAGACAGAGTTTCCGTTTTTACCAGTTTTCACATCGGCAATGTTGTTTGGGTATTCGAGTACCGCAACGTCACCATCTGCAAGGTCTGACAAAATCTTATTATTAATGATAATTGTATCCGAACCTGTAAGTGCTACTGTAGCCATTTTATTCTCCTTTTAAACCTATGCGTTTACGTTGACGATTACGTTAGAACTATGAACGGCACCAGCTTCTTTGAGTGCAAGTTGAATCAAAGGAGCTTTACGATCTGCACGATCAACAGCAGATTGTTGAGCAACTGGAATGCTGTAAATGTAGTAACCACGTTGAGAGATGTTAGCCAAGAAATCAGACTGATTTCCAAAAGTTGTAGGGCTATTCCATGCACCTGGAGCGCAGTATTGGTTAGTCACAGCTTGTTCACAAACCGCACGATATGCAGATTTAAGTGCAGAAATACCGTTTTCAGTTTGTGGAACTTTAGTTGAACTTTGTGCCAAGAAGTTGAAACCAGCAACCTGTAGACTAAGGATGAACCATTGAAGGTTGTATACTTGGTCGAAGAATTGGTTAGCTCCAGAAGTCATTACTTTAGCAACGCCTTGAATAGATGCATATACATCAGCACCACAATCTTGCGCTTTTTGATAAAGAGTTTGAGTCATGCTTGGGTCTGGAGTAATACCAATCAAGTCTTTCAACTGCATAGTTTGAGTTGTGTTTGAACCTGAAAAGTTAGTAGAAAGAGCACGACCAGCGTATGCGCTCATCATGTAAATTGCAGATGTATCTGTAACTGAACC